ACTACTAACGTGATGCATTTCATCTAAAATCACAGTTCCAAAAACTTGTTTTATGTCGTCCATTTTTCTGTATAAACTCTGAATATTCCCGACCACGATAGGAGCATCAATTTTGAAGTCTCCACTACCTATCCTGCCTGGTTTAATTCCAAAGCATTTTTGTACTTCTTTTTCCCACTGATTTCTTAAGTTAGTTGTGTGGGTAACAACTAATGTTTTCTGACCAAGCTTCGCTGCGATAGCTAAACCTGTAAATGTCTTTCCCCAACTTACCCATGCGTTAATTATAGCATTGTCATTTACCTCGTCATGTACTCGTTTCTGGCTTGGTCGTAATTCAAACTTAAACTTTTCATGTTCGACTGGCGATGTTACACGCTTATCGATTATCTCGTAATCGGATGGGATTAAATCCTCTCTTCCGATAGGTATAGAAACCAACCCCTCGCGAATAAATCGTATTGTTTTAAATACGATAGGTGGGTCTGACGGCATGCGAGGGGCTAGTGTATAAGTCAACTCCTTTTCGATTTTATTATGCGTTTCTGTATTTACTTCTAAATATATTCTGTTACTTAGAACTGCTTTCATTTACCCTATTCCTTAAACCTCTACTAGAAAAAGAGTGTTTTCTATTTGTGTAATGTACAGGTATATCTAGTTCTTGTCCTGTAAAATATTTTTCTCTATAATCGTCACCTACAAATCTAACATCTATTTTAGTTGATAGTAACAGGTCGATTAAACTTTGTTCTGTGTCATACGGTATTATTTCATCTATATACTTTACCGCATTTAATTGTGTAAATCTTTCATAGACTGATTGTACAGGTTGATTTTTCTCTTGTCTATCAATGCTTGGGTCAGTCTGCAACCCAACTATTAAGTAATCACAATTAGCTTTCGCTTCTTTTAGCATTACAATATGTCCTGCGTGTAGCAAATCAAATGCTCCACAAGTAAATCCTATCATTCTTTTTCTATTTCCTGCATATGTAATATATCTTGTTCTACCCAAGGATTACTATATTTAGGTACATTATTATTCCAAGGACTAGACCATCCAATTTTTGAGTTTCTATTTCTTACATGAGCGGGCAATCTATGTCCACAAACTTCTCTTAGAAGATATTTTTGAATCATCCAACGTTTTCCAAACTTTTCATTGTGTGCTAGTTTCCATTTACCAGCGATAGCAAATACATATTTTACAAAGTTTTGTCCAAGAAATACAGGTCTTGACTCTAAGCCAAACATTCCACAAGTTTGGTCTGTTGCTAATATATTTTGTTCGGAAGTACAAAACATATCTATAAATAAAGAATTGTTTATAAAGTCATCTCCATAACATTTTGGTATGTCTGGATTAATTTTTATAGACCAATCTGTATACTTCTTGTCTAATCTTTTATCATGATGTGTATAACCACCAAACATCTCATCTGCACTATCTCCTGTAAGTATAACCTTACATCCTTTAGCTTTAGCAGCCTGACATAAGGCATATCGAGGAGCTCTTCTGTTATGGTCTGACCATGCAAAATGAGTATTATTCATCCACATTCTACCGTAGTGTTCTACATAATTATATGGCAGAGTTACTACATTAATAGGTATATTCCATTCTTTGCAAGTTTGTATTGCCATTTTAGATTCGTCTCTCATACCTTGAAAGTCAAACTCAGTTTTTTCTTGACCATATGCACAAGTAAATACTTCTAAGTCTATATCCATATCTTTAACTACAGATAAAACCATTGTACTATCTAATCCACCACTTAAAAATAATCCTGTTTTTTGTTTACTTTGTGCAAGTTTTCTAATATTATTTACTAATCTTTCTTCAAAATCTTTAGGAACTTGCGGATAGAATGTTTGCATCAAATGAATATCCCATAAGTTTTTTGACTTCATTAGTTTTTTTGTAGCAAAATTATACTTAAATATTTCTCCAGGCATTACCTTTATAATATCTTTATATGGTGACTCTCTTTTAAACCATTGTTTTTGCCTCTTGTACTGTTCAGTATGAGAGTGATTATATTTCTTTTTAGTAAAACTTTTCAAACTTGTAGAAATAGTAATATCTTCGCCCTTTTTATATATCCATAAAGGTTTAGCACCAAAATGGTCTCTTACTGCGGTAAGCTCTCTTGTTTCCGTATTATAATGTACGAATGAGCCATGCCAATCAGTAGAAGATAAAAATCTCAGTCCATATGTTTCAAATCCATTTGCTAAAAATAGCGTATCATTATCAACATTAGAATCATATGCTTCACCATTAAATACAAACATATTATTATTTTTTGTTTGTACTGGTTGCCAGCCTTGTACTCCTCTTATATCAAGCAAGGCGTGACCCATAGCAATATCCTTATTTCTAGCATATCTACACCCGTCAGGGCCTCGGAAAGCCTGTCTTTCTGTCATATTCTGTATATTATCTATATCAGTTGTTACTACAAATCCACACATTATTCTACTACTTTATATCCCATAATTGAATCTACTTCTAAATCTTCCCATTTTTGAAACTCCACATCATAGCATATAAGTTTATCCCCATTCTGTTTCCTTATATGAATGGGTATATCACAGTGCAAGTCAGAAAGAGTATATTCTCTATCATATACATTATTAGATTTCAGACTTTGAAATGTAATTAATACTATGTGGTTTTCTAGTTTTTGTTTTAGTTTCTCGATATCCATTTTTTATACCTTCTTTTGTCATACTTGTTGTGTGTTCTATTACATATAGAACAGACAGTATATTTATATCTATTCCCTTTTATGAGCTCTTGTCTCATTTCATTTAGTACTGGATGATTATTCCAGACTTCAAAGAAGTTATCTTCTTTAATATTTCCAAAAATATTTGTATCTGTCCAATCATTACTGCACAGACTTATATCTCCTGTCCAATGTATCCACGCTTTAGTCATGGGTAAAATACACGGCTCTTTTAAAGTTTTATCACTTGCTATAACATTATTATATATGTCATTTCTATTCTGAACTTGCAAAGGAGTTACTTCCCATTCTTCGGGTTCAACAGTTTGATCCCAATACCTATGTTCTTTTGCTGGAAGTATTGCTTTTCTTCTTTCCATTTCTTCTTCACTTTCATAAGTATTTATTACTGCTTTATCAAATAATGCAAACCAGTGCTTTCTTTTATCAAACTTATACCCATTAGTTAATATTCTAGTTTTATATAATCTCCAAGGAGTATGCAGTCTGTTTACCATATCTTCTGCACGAGGGTGTAAACTATTTTCTCCTCTACCACTCCAACATATCCAACCATTATATTTAATTTTATCTAAATAAGTAATAAAGTTATCAAATACTTCATAAGGCATATGTTCATTAATATTTGGATATCCTTTAGACCTTGGGCAATAATTACAAGTCTTATTGCAGAGTCCTGTTACATCTATATTAATTAACCAGAGAGCTTGCGCCATGCTTTTAGATTTTCCTCCATGTGTCTTTCTTTTTATCCTCGCAATATTCCCATATTTTCCATGGAATACCTTGTTTATATAATACTCCTGCCCAACTAGACCCCGCTATTGGTGGTCTACTCTCAATAAATGGAAAAGGACAATCCTTTAACCAAATTACTGATGCAATATCTTTCTTCTCAACTTTTCTTATTTTAAGATATTTTAATTGAGCTGTTGTTGTTTTTTCATCATACCAATAAACTCCATTGGTATCTATAAAATGCTTTCCCCTATGCTTCATCATTCCTACTTCGTCATCTATTTGATAACGCAAAGGATATATACTTTTCATTGGTGTTTGCAGCCTTCTTATTCCTATACTACTACCATCCATATTTTTATCATCTACTACTTGGTCACCAATAATAACCAGTCCATCTATTTCTTCTGGCTCTTCATTTATGACGTAAATAGGGAATCTAATTTTTTGCATATTTCCTCATAAGTTTCATCAAAAATACTTATCTTTAATATTTTTCTCGGTTTATCATACACTACAGCTCTATGTCTTTTAGTAGTATCAATAACTGCCATTCTATACTGAAACTTTTGGGCTTTTTCTCCTATTTCAATATGCCCTGCACTTTCTAAATCATCATTTAGTAAGTAATTTATAGCACATTTAGTGTCCCAGTCAGTATGCCAAGGTATAGTTTCAGTTAACTTTATTATTTTCATATTCCATCTACCGTTAAACTGAACTGGAGGTATTCTAGTAAAAGTATACCCCTCTATAGTTTCTTTAGCGTGATGTTTATATTGCTTCCATTTATAATTATAACTTGTTATACTCATCCCATCTCTCTAATACTTTATCAAAAGGTTCATCAAAACTTAATACTAAATCTCGTCTCTGTGTTCTTGTTATAGTTTTTAAACTATTCATATCTACTAATAGTGGTTTAGCAGTCTTTACCTCTAGTGCAATACTTCCTTCATTGTTTGAGCCTACTATTTTATGTCTAGATTCTTTATTTATATTCGTAATATTCCAAATGATTCCAGTCTGACCCAATACAGGATATTTAGCATAAAAGTCTTCCGCCATAACTTTTACAAAGAAAAGTCTACAATGCATCTTTTTAGAAAAAGGAACTTTATATTGTGCTATTGCGTCTAAATACTTTTGGGTAACGTCTGTATGCCATATATTACTATCAGCCTTTGCGTAATTATTTAGGTCTACTTCCCATTGAAAGTTTTTGCCTTCTCTAATTTCTTTTACCCAATACTCTTTATCAATCGGATAACTTATTGTTTTCCATAGTTTGTCTAATTTCATATTCTCTTCACTTGTCTTTCCAAGACCAACCCTCTTCAATAGATGATTGTACTCCTTGAATAAAATCTCTATCTTCTTCTGATAATATTGACCAAAACTTACTAACATCTAGTGTTTGATCGTATACTTCGTCAGGATTCTTCAAATGAAAATCCTCGTTCATAAGCATCTCTATTTTGTCTAGTCTAATCTGTATTTTTTCTTTAAGATTCTTCATAAACAAACACCCAATTTTTTCTACCCGCTGGGTCAATATTAGTTCCTATTTCTCTACATCCAAAGTCGAGAAAGACTTGTCTGCCCTTCTCATATGTAATCTCTAGCATCATGTTAGGACTACCTAAATTATTTTTGCAAAACTCACGCCCTGTTGTTAAGTCATAAGTTGATGCACCCCCTTTGTAAGCATCTTCCCATGCTTGTCTACGAAATGCGGGATAACGATACTCTGTACCATCATCTCCTGTAAATACTTTATTTGTGCACAAAGCATTAACGCCTATCATTAGTTGTGGCTCTATACCTAGAACTGTATCATATGACATCATATAATATTGATTTTTATCATAATGTGCTTCTAAGTCTTGATAACAGACCTGATTTCTTACTATAAATCCTTGTATTCTCAACTGTATGACTCTATAAAGTTCATCAGTTGTTAATTCTTCATAAGGTTTAACTATCGTAACTATTGACATAATTAACACTCTCCTGTACTCTTAGTTTAGCTTGTTTAGCTGTTTGTTCTGAAAACCATCTTTCGGCACACTTTTTACATCTACCACACATTTTTAAATCATCTGTAGGATTATTACAAGTAAATATTAAATCATATAACTCTTTGTTACTTCTTACAAGTAATGATATTATTTCTGCTTTTGTCATCCACTCAAAAGGAAATATATTGACAGGTAGATTCATAACTGAGTTTAAAGATACTTGTGTAACTTCTAAAACATCTTCGGCATCTACTGCTAGTATTCTGTTAGGATATCTTAATTGTACTCTTTGTCTAAAACTATCTTCTGCACTAGAACCCCATACTATATTTTTTACTCTCATCTTGTTTCCTTTTATGAGTTGTAATATAGCTGATTGATACTGATATACAGCAAAGAGTCCTGGATTATCTTTAGGAATATCACATACAGTTGTAACTAAAGGAACTCCTAATAACTCACATTGTTTTTCAGCAGCTTGTTTAGATGCTTCAAATATTTTCTTAGGGTCTGACTTATCTGCTAAGTGTAGACCTACAACTTTCATACCTTTATTTACTGCATACAATAAAGCAGCAGTAGATTCAGTGCCACCACTTACGCATACTACAGTATCTTTATTTTTCATAATATTCAAAATCTTTTCTCCACCACTCTTTTACAAAGTTTTCTGCTTTCTCTGACCATATACACTCTTGTGTAGGAGATACATTATCTACTCTTTCAGGAAGATTCAACCACTTCCATATAGTTCCTTCTTCTAGTTTAAATACTTTTACTTCTTCTCTTATCCAAGTCCATTGAGGTAAAAACAAAATCTCTATTTCACTATTATGGGCATGAGTTCTATCTAGGTATATATCTATATTATCAAACAGTCTCCAAAACTGACCTTTTGGTAAGTATTGAGAAGCTCTTTCTGTCCACTCTGAGAACTCCGTATTTACTAGCTCCAGCTTACACAAGTGCTTATAAACACTTTCCCATCTTGCCATAGGGTATCTAATTTGAGTTATATATTGATAGTCAGGATAGAAAGGTTTATATCTATCATAAGTAGCGTGCATATTATTTACTTCTACCCACTCTGCTTCATTTGTCTTCCATTTTGAAACTGATTTTAAACCAGGAGTCCATGTTTTCATTGCTATTTTCTTATCTTTAGGTAAGCGGTATCGCTTATAAGCTCTAGTTACAGAGCTACCACCACACTTTGGTATATGTATAAATATTATTTTATCGTTTTCAAATATCATATCCAAACTGCTTAAAATCTCTTTCGTAGTATCTAGTAAACATACTCTGTGCTTCATCAGACCAGGTTACTTCTTTTCTATTACGTCCTACATTTCTTTTTCTTTCTTTTATACCTAGTCGTTTCCATATAGTTTCTTCTTCTAATTTATGAACTTCAACTTCTCTATCAATCCAATACCACATAGGTTTACCCATTATCATATATAAGGACTTTAATTCATCCTTACCCTTTCTATCAAAGTATTTATTCATATTTACAGCACCTTGACACTGTACTATTATTGTTTTTATAGTCCAATTATTAAAATCATATTCAAACTCTTTGTGTCTTTTTAAGTGCCAATACATACTTTCCCATCTATCATAAGGATTTCTTACTTGAGTTATAAACTTGTTATACCCTCTATATTTGTACCAATCTGCACACTGACCAAACTGATTATGAAAACAGTTTTGTGTTATACTTCTACCCCCAGTCTTTGGAATATGTATAAATACAAAATCTCCAACTATTTTACCTGCTAACGCTTCTTTACGTCGCTCTACCCTAGACAAGTCCATATAACTTTTCAAACTTACCAAGAGAGTAGTCGTCTGCAACATCAAAGTCACAACCAACTGGAGCGCCAGGTATTGACAGTCCTCTATCCTTTTGGATAAACTCTTTCAGTTTCTTACTATATAGTTCTACTTCATCTTCGGGCACTTCTGCTAAAATGGAGTCATGCACTAGAGCAAAGATCTTTGCTTTCATACCAGTCTTGCGAATATACTTCTGAGTATCGATTGCACCAAGCAGATTGATGTCGGATGATACAGACTGTACTAGTGCATTTACTCCTGACCTTACTTCGTGAGCAGCGATTCCCTTGTCTTGTGAAAAGACATTTGGTAATCTTCTCTTTCTTCCGAAATGAGAATAAATAAAACCATTAGCTTGAATAAACTTCTGCATATTATTTAACCACTCTCGCAGTTTGGGGAACGCTTCAAAGTAGTCTTTGATAACCAATTGAGCGTCTTGCATAGTAAACTCACTACCACTATCTTTAGTAACTTGTTCACTAATCTTTTTCGGGCCTGCTCCATACATAATACCAAATGTAACAGCTTTAGCTTGTTGTCGTTTGTCTCCGTAGAGTTCTGCGACTTCTTCAACTTCACATGGAAGTTTGAATACTTGCTTAGCAATTGTACTATGGAAGTTTCCTCCAGACTTAAACACATTCATCAGACCTTTATCATTTGCTAACACAGCTGCACAATATACTTCTGCAGTAGTTAAGTCCATGGCAACTATTTTATGACCCGCCTTTGCCTTGATACAACCCTTAACTGTGGGATTGTCTCGCGGAAGCTGTTGCATATTTAGTTTACCACTACTAGATAGTCGGCCTGATGTAGTACCGTGAAGGTTGAAACCAGTGCGCAGTCTGCCATCTCTATCGAGATTCGGTATAATTTTATCAAGATATGTATTCTTAATTTTAACCTTTTGTCTGATTTCTAAAATGTGTTTAGGTACTTCGTGTTCTTCGGCAAGTTGCCCAAGAACTTCTGCGTCTGTGCTATGAGCACCAGTACCCGTTTTCTTACCCGTTGGGGCTAAGCCTATGTAATCAAATAGTAACTCACGAAGTTGTACTGTACTATTTGGATTAAACATACCTCCTTTGGCTTTTTGATATGCTCTAACCTCAGGGAACGATTCAAGAGCAGCTACAGCTGCATCAATATCTTCCTGCATCCTTTTCTGTCCAAACTCTAGTCGAGCAAGGTCAAAAGGAACACCGTTAGATTCTACATCTTTAAGGAATCTTACTCCTTCAATAAGAAGATTTTTATATACCCAGTATAATTTATCATTTTTCAATATTGCTGCTTCAAACTTTTCAAATAACAAGAAGGTAACTACGGCATCCATTGCAGCATAGTATTTCATTGTTTCAAATGGAATCATAGAATAACTAAAGTCTGCTTTTAATATTCCTGTTTTCTTCTTGTACTCTTGTATATAGTTATCAAGTTCTGCCTCATAGTCTCCGTATGGAGTATGATTCATGGCTAGTTGTTTTAGTCCATGTGTTCCTGGGTTTTCGTCAAACATATAGTGCATTAGCATTGTGTCTTCAAAGTTTGGGAACTTAAAGTTGAAATGATACTCAAACCATTGTAAATCAAACTTACTGTTATGAAATACAACTCGTTTCTTATCAAATAATTCTTGCATCATTTGTTCTGCTTTATCATCTATACATTCTGTGTCTACATAGACACCATGTTCTTTTTTGTATGACATAGAGAAACCAAGCATATAACCATCACGGCAATATAATGCTGATGTCTCAGAGTCAAGTGCTATATAATTGTTTGGGTGGTCTAACGCTTCTTGCAAATACTTATGCAGTTCTTCACTCTCTTGTATACCATATACTTGGTTTTCGCCTAGCGTCATTTGTTTTAAATCTCCGCTTATGTACCCCGATATACTCTCAATTGCTTCCTCGAACGACTTCTTTGCTTCTGGTCTGAACTTTATCATAGCAGGGTTAATTAAACCTAAAAACTTATCATCAACAATTTTTCCATTGTACTCTGTTATTGATGTCTTTCTTGTAAAGTTTTTGAAAGGCTCTGAACCTACTAGAATGAGCCAATCGTACGAGTCGATATCGATTTCAATATCAACATCTCTTTTTAATATTTTCTGTTTTGAACTATCTGAACACAGGGCATACCTGTCATAGTCAAAATCAAAGTACTTATCATAATTAGTACTTGTCATTGTTTTTTCTATTATTGCTACGTTAGCCATATAATTTTTCCTTTAATCTTTCTATTTCTGCTTTTGTTAAATTGCCAGGGTCTATATTATCTCTTAGTTTTACTACTCTAGCACTCATTTCTAATTGTTCTGCTAAACTTTTTGCTTGTTCAGCAGCTTGTCTACCCGCCTCATCCCCGTCAAACATAATATCTAAACCTTGAACGCCTTGTAGCTTTAGTAGACTTAGTTTGACCCAATTCACTTGTTGTGTACCAAATGTGCACACTGTATTTTTGAGACCTTTGTCCCAAAGGTTAAGAGCATCAAAGATACCCTCCACCAATATAACTCTGTTTTGAAAAGGTTTTACTTTTGCAGGGCAAAAGGGCATTTCTGCCCCATTGGGATAGATATAGTACTTATTTATTCCTATATCATTTATTGCTCTGCCGATAAGTGCAACTGTTTTTCCTGTGATGTCACGAATAGGGAAGATGATGCGGTTCTCAAACTTGGGAACATTCCAAGTAAAAGCATCCCATATGGCTAAGGTATCTTCGCTTATATTACGAAAACCGCCACCTTTCCATGCTAGTCTATCTTTTGGGAGTGATATACCAACGGTTTCTGACCTGACTTTTTGTATTCTTTCTTTGATTCTGTGCGCTCTAACTTCTAATGGAGAAGCTGGTGCACCATAATATGTAAATAGGTTTCCTTTGAAACCACAGGAAAAACAGTGAAATATCCCTGTAATTCTATCGACGCGCATTGAAGGGTTACTATCATCATGCTCAGGATTTAGACAATGAATCTTCGCATCCTTTCCCGAGATGTGGTATTCAATGTGTTTCTGTTGTAAAAGTTCTTCTGCCGTCATTATTGTATATATTATAACCGATTTTCGGTTGTGTGTCAAGAACTATTTTAGGATATTCTTCTTGTGCTTCCATGGTAGTTCGTCACCTAGCCTTTCATACTCTCTAAACTTTGGGTCGTCCTCATAATACATAGACTTCCATACTAACTCTGCCATTTGAAACCAAACAGCAACAGCTTTATCCCTAAACTCTTTGTCTCCCCATAGGTAATAAATTAGCCACCATTCTTTATCAAATCTACATACTCTAACTTCTTGTTCCCATAATTCAGGTAATTCACTAAGAACTCTTAGTCTTTGACTTCCTGCAATAGGGTACCAGTTAGGCATACAGAGAAGGGGAGAACGTACTCCTTCTTTTCTTAGTGCTTCTTTTAGTGGTTCGTTTGGTGGAACATTTTTTATATTTTCTTTGACTTTATCTTGTTCTAACAACCATCCTATTGTTCTTACATACCATGTATGCGGAGGCAAAGGCACTAGCTCTGCTGTTTCTCTACTTACTCTATCATCTGCCATTATATATTACCATTGTGTATATCTTCTATTGTTTCTTCGTACATAGGTCTAAAATCTTCCAAAGTAGGAAAGGGTAGATTTATACGTTCGCTTTCCTGATTCATATATGCAATTTCTGCACAATGACAATGCCATGCTTCTTCTAATTGTTTTTCTGTGTATAAAACCATTATGTCTCCTGTTTTCTTTTGTACCATACTTTGTCCCATGTTTTATTTCTATCAAAAAAGCACTTGTAGAATAACTGATATATTCCTCTAACATCAGTTACATCATAATCTTCGACAGGCTTCCCTATAGAATAAAATCTTTCATTACCCATCCACAACGTAAAACCTTTTTCTTTTTGTAGTTGTTTCCATTCTTTATCCCACTCTGGGTTTTCAAGTGGTATTTTAAAAATCAATTTCTCATTATCAACTCCAAGTTCATATAGATTCCCACACTTTACATATTTTAGTGGGGGTAATCTTCTATCAAACTTCATGTTAATTTTATTGTTTCCACCTTTTTTGTTTGGTGTCAACTCTTTAATCTTGTCAAACTTATTCTCTATAAGTTTTGTATCTTGTAGACCTGGAACAATAACTAAACATTCTAAATTAATTTCAGGAAATAACTTCCACAGCCATAGCCTATTCATTCCATAAGGTACTGTTATATATTTTCCATTTGTCCATACTTGTAAAGGATTTACAAATCCTTTGTCTAATACATCTCTGATAAAGTGATATAATCTTATATCTATTCTTCCTTGCTGTCCTTGAATCCATGCTCTAGTAGATATAAGAGGGTATTTATAGTCTCGTACTTCTTTCATACCTTTATCTAGTATGTTTGTTTGAAATACTAGCATCCTATTAGGTGCCCAGTTAGGATTAAATATCATATGTATCTTCTCCTGTCATCATTGTTTCTTTTAACTCAGCTTTTTCATCTGGGTCTAGAGCAGTGTGCGGGCCGATTTTTAGCGTGTCCCAATTCATTTCTGAAACGAATGGCTCCGCTTTTCCGTTTCTCATCTTATCACATTTTAACTTAATACAAGGCTCTGCGTCTCCCCAATGCTGTATGCTGTAAGCAGCGTCAACAGCATCCAAGATTCCTTTTGAGAATCTTGCCTCTCCTTTCTCATTAGTCTGGAAAGCGGAGAGAACTAGAACTTTGCTCTCTTGTGCGAGAGATTTGAGACCTTTTGAGATCTCGATTTGCTCGGTCCAATCGTATTGTCCTGAACGGTTTGGTGCGTTATGGCGTCTAATCTGGTTTAGGTAATCTACTATCACTATTCCAAGGTCAGGTAATTGCGCTTGTTTCTGTCTCACTACACTTATTATTTTAGCTAGTGTAAGGGAGGGGTCATAATGTACATCTATTTGAGGCTTTTCTGCCAACTTATTTCTAGTAAGTTGATAGTGGAACTTATCAAAATCTTGATGTTCCTTGTACTCATTAAGACATTCATCTCCACCTTCAAATCGGTCTGCCCACCAAGTCGCAACTTTCTCCCACTCCATTGGAGCAAGATTCTTAGTTTTTATACGATTAGTAGGCACACCTGTGGAAATAGCGGCAATTCTTTGTAGAATCTGTCTTGTGTCCATTTCAATAGTGAAATACAAAACAGATTTACCTTTTGCTTGGGCAGCGGTAGCAATATTACAACAAGTAAATGACTTACCTCCACCACGATTACCACCAATAACTACCAAGTCTTTGGGAGAGAATGTGTAGTCCAGGTCGTATTCTTGATTGAGACCGAGCGGCAAAAACTTAGATAAATCCTCTGCATTATCGAACAGTTCTATAGAATCCATACTTTCTGCTTCATCACTGGTTTCAACTCGGTCTTCGACTTGTACTACAATTTCTTGGAGTAAGTCAATGTTTTCACGAGCATCGCCAATAGCAATATGTTTATCTACATAGTCTTCGATTCGGGATAATATTTCGTTTTGCGTAAACTGGTTTTTTAGATAGTCTAATAATATAATAGAAGGAACGTCTGTTTCTACAGTTTCTATTGCATAGACTTTTTCTTGAAGTTCTCTTGAACGAACTTCGAGTTTTAAATCTTCAAATGTTGGGAGTGCTTGATATTTATGAACGTGCTTGTCTAAGATTTTCCATAGCTTACGGTACTCACCCTCAGGTAAGTAATGCTCTTTAAGACTGTTCCAAGTCTCAAAGTCTCCATTCGCAATGATTTGCTTAAGTAATGCACTTTCTAAAGTCAAATTGTCTCTCCCAAAACAAAGATTAAATTATAAAAAAGGCGAGGCAACCCATAAGGGAAGCTCGCCTGAGATGAATAGGTATTAGCCTATTTCTTTTTTAGCAGCTCCGTTATAGTCTGAGCACTGTAGACCTCTTCTAGTAAGCATAGTTTTAACACCTCTTACTGTTTTGCCAATTTCAGATGCGATATCTTCTACTGACATATCTACTATATTAAGACCATCTAAAGGATCAGCTTTGCTTGAGCCTTTAGTTTCTTTCTGCTTAGGAATAGCGTTGATTTCACCAGCTCTAAGTAGTGATAATGCTTTTCCTCTGATTGAGTTTACGCTTCTGCCCATAGCTTCTGCGATGTCCTCAATAAAAGCTCCGTCGTTTACTAATGAAACGAACTGGCTTTCTTCGTCTTCGCTGTAAGTTTTTACAGTTTCAACTTTAGGTGCAGGTTTAACATGTTCTGTTAACTGCATAGATAAGATTTTACCTTGAATTGATTTTGCACTAAATGCTCCACCTTCAAAGTTAGAAGCGATTTCTGCATAAGTGTAAACACCTGAGTTATCTGTTACAAAGTTTTGTAACGTTGCTTCTTGCTCATCTGAAAAAGATTTGCTTTGTGAAGCTGATGCTAATTCAACTTCGTGTCCCATTTTTCTTAGCTTAGAAGAGACACTTCTTACTGAAGTCTCTAATTCTTCTGCTGCTGAAGCAACAGTTGCTTGAGATATAGGGGTTTCTCCACCGACAAAGTCCACTAAAGCTTGTGTTCTTTCGTCTGTCCATTTTGGTAATGCCATTTTTAATTTTCCTTTATTAATTTTTTTAAATTGGTTATTATTACAACACCTCGGTCACGAGCTGTCTTTGTTTTTGCTGATTCAATTCCACTCTCATTTATAAGATGAGTGCAGTCTTTTGTCAGACTTGATTTTACAACATACCCAGACTTTTCTAATACCAAGGTAGCATGTGCTTTTGTTGGGTAGCTTTTTAACTTACCTGATATACAAACGACGCCTGTGACCTCTTTCTTTTCTTTAATCTTGTTGTTCCAATTGAAGGGAAGGTTGTCAATGTATTTGTTAGGATAAAACTCAGTGTCTAACCACCGTAATAAGCTAGCTGATGCTTTTGGTCCGATACCTGCCTCAGTACAACTGTTCTCGCTAATATCTTCGATGTGAGATATTTTATCGCATAATTTTTGAGAAGCCGACCGACCAATAAGTGGTATTGAGAAAGCAGGCAGAATATCTACCAACTTACTACTTTTAGACTTTTGCAATTCGTCATAAAGTTTCTCAGCTAACTTAATACTTCCTAATCTTTGCTGTATTTCATCTACAGTAAGTTCATAAAGTTCTGGGTAGTCTTGGACTTGCAACTTAACTAGAGTCGCTGGTCCAAGACCTTTTATTTTAAGAGTAGAAGCAAAGCTTTCCAACTTCTTGCTCCATTGTGCAGAACAGTATTGGTTACGGCAAAATAATTGCTCATTGACCAATTCTAATTCACTATCACAACAAGGGCAGTTGGTTGGTGCTATAATCACATTCACTTAGCTTCTCTCTCCTAAATATACATATATTATACAAAAAGTTTAAGCATCTGTCAAGAACTTTTTTTCGGATGCTTGACTTATAAGCGTGAATCAATTTTTTAATCGTCCTCGTAAATGTGGGTATCTTCTACATAATCATTTCTATGTTTCCAGTGAAACCAAACTGCTTGAATCTTTTTAATTAAACTCTTTATTAAATCCATTTTTCCTTATATCCTTTACTATTCTATCATGCATTAGTGCATGTCCTTCTTCTAACGGATGGTCTTTTTCTCCAAAGGGTACTCCCGCCTTTCTACACATATCATACATACCTTCTTCTTTTAGGAAAGGTAACCTTTTAAACCATTCTTTTTTATTTATTTGGGGAGTCTCCCATACAAAGTTTGCTCCCTCTCTAAATGTACGTTCTAAATACTCTGGTAAATGTACATAGGGGGTATTCGACATAGTATAATTCAAAACATTAATTCCTAATGACTTTAAGTAAACATTAGTTGTATACATATAATGTAAGTTATATATTAAATTAAATGGCATATTTCTTACATTCACCATATAATCCTGTAAAGATTTCTTAACAACACCTGGTACAGGATTTCTAGTTATATAACTATTCTTTTTATCTATAACTCCAGTTTTAGG